ATGGCAACCTACAAAGACCTGCTTGCTCAAAAGAACAAGCTCGAAGAGCAACTCGAAGCCGCCCGCCAGAAAGAGCTGGCTGAGATCACCGCGCAAGTGCGGCAGGTCGTGCAGGAATACGGCCTGACCGCCGAGGACATCGGCCTAGCACCGAAGCGTGGTGGCAAACGCGGTCCCAAGGCAGCACCAGTGCCCAAGTACCGTGATCCCAAGACCGGCGCCACGTGGACCGGTCGTGGCCGCGCCCCGGCCTGGATCGGCAAGAACCGCGACAAATACCTGATCGCCTGATTCACCGGCAAGCGTCGCCTGCCGCCACGAGGCGCACACCGCTCAGCCCAACTGCCGGATGCGTGCTTCGATGGCGGTGGCCAAGCGCGGGATGCGCCGCGCCACCACCTGCTCGATGTCGAGCCGCTTCCTGAGCACGACACGCGGCACCAGCACCGCAATTGGAACGTCCGCGCCACGCTTGATCCGCTTGACGCCTTCGGCCTTGCGGTAGCGGCGCTTGAAACCCGCGAGCGGCCGGTCGTGCTCCCCGATGTTCTCGGCCATCAGCACCACGTTCCCCCGGTCGTTTTTCACGAAGTAGGCGTTGCCGCCTCGCATCAGCTCGGCGATCTGCGCCTTGAAGCGCTTCCTGCCGACCCGCCCATAGAGCGGAATCAGCAGCCGGCCACCGATCACGCCGCCCCGCTCGTGGATCGCTGACCACGGCACCCGCGAGCCCACATAGAGCGCCGGCAGGCGCTTCGGATCCTTGTCCAGCACCTTGGCCGTGAAGCCCTTGAGGAAGGACTTCTTGACCACCCGCATCTGGCCCGCGACGTGATCGCGCATGTCCTGCTTGAGTTCGGTCGCCTCGCTGGCCATAGCCTGCGCGACGGCCTTCTTCACCTTGGGGCGGAACTCCCCCGCCCAACGGCGCAGTTGAGCCTGCGCTGCAGCGCTATCGATTCGAACGGAAATGCGCATGGTTGTTTGCCTTGTCGGTAAGCTGGTCGAGCGTATGGTCGAGATTGCGTGCATCGCCCCGCGTGCCGATGGCGATCATCGACAGCAGCCGAGCATCGCGCGCTGCCTCCGCACGCACGACGGCATCCAAGCAGCCGCGCACCTGGGCCAGGGTGTAACCGAGGACGTCGGGCAGGCGGTGGCCGTGATCGATCAAGCGCTGGATGGCGTCGAACCAGACGCCGTCGCCTGTGTCACCTGCGCGAACAGGCCGTCGAGCCTCGGCAGCACCGTCCGGGTAAAAAAATCCGCGTTCACCTCGACCACCTTGGCCGCCAGCAGGATCGCCTCGTCGGCTGCAAGTGCATCGACCCACGCACGTGGCTTGTCCACCGCGATAGCAACGGCCTGCAGCAGATCGTCGCCACGCTCGATGAAGAGCGCGAGCCAGTCGATTGCGGGCGCGTTGAACTGCTGCAGCGTCGGCGAGATCGCGCGCAGGAAGGCCGGCAGCCGGCCCACATTGAGCGGGTGGATGGCGAGCACCTCCCCGCCTACGGCAAGTTCGGCCGGCTGCGGGATGAGTTTGTCCAGATCGTCCATGGCGGGCCTCACATCACAATGCGGCCGAACTGACCGAGCACCGCGTCGAACGGCTTGGTCGCATCCGCCAGCAGCGAGCCCTCCATCTCGAACTTGTTGTACTCGTCCGAGATGAGCGAGAGCTCCTTGAGCGGATCGAAGGCGACCCGGTACAGCTCCACCAGCACCTTGGCGTTGCCCTGGGCGGTATTCAGCCCCTCCAGGCGCAGGTACCGCTCGGGCAGCGGCTGGGTAAAGATGCCGATCTCGGTGGCGACACCATAGGCGTAGCTCGCCTTGAACGGCTTCACGTAGGGCGCCGGTGGCGAGCCGCCATCATCCAGGCGCAGGAACTGGATCGACCCGAAGTCCATGTCGCCGGTGTAGTCGACACCGGCGGCCAGCGTCGCGGGCTTGGCGCCGCTGTCCTTGATCACCAGCTTCGACACCTTCGGGTGGGCCAGGAAGTAGCGGTCGCCCACCATAGGCTCCGCGCCGCCGACAGGCTCGTCGTTGACCGCGCCACCATCGCCAGTGACGTGGTTGCCGTACAGGGCCAGGGCGAGGTTGTCGCGGGTGAACTCCTCGATGGTCAGGTTCAGGGTGGCCGACTTCTGCTTGACCATCCGGTGGTCCAGCGTGCGCTGGCCGGACTGGCTCTCGTAGTGCTCCAGCACGTCGGTCTTAAGGGACAGCTTCAGCTCGGCCACGTTGCCGGGCGAGCGCACCTCGTAGGGCACGCCCGCGGCATCGCGCTTGCCGAGGTAGACGCGCCCCTGGAAGGAGGCGTAGGTACTCATGATTGGGGGAACTTCCTTGCGTTACGCAGAAATGGGTACGGGGGTGAACGCTGCCCGAACGGGCACTCTCGAAGCGCTGCAGTCCTGCCTCGGTTGGAAATCAGCGGTCAGATGGGCTTCAGGCAGGCGTCGCCAGATCGGCGGCCAGGGTCCGGTAGGTGATGCGGTAGCGCGCCGGAATCGCGGCGGCCACGGCGTCGGCGTCCTCCACGTCCCACTCGCAGTCCAGCTCGTGGATGCCGAGCGCCAGGCCGCCGAAATTCACGTCGGCCATCAGCGCCGCGTGCGCGGCGGTCAGCAGTTGGTCGGCTGCGGTCTCCGGCGCGGCGGGCGGCACGGCGCGGGCCAGCGCCGTCACCCGCACGGTCAGTTCGCGCGTGACCCGATCGTTGGCCCGGCTGGCGATGGCATCGCTCTCCGGATACACCACCAGCGCCGGACACTGCTCCCGCGCAATGGCGACGGCGGGCGAGCGGTGCAGCGTGGCGCCCGCCGCCTGGGCCGGTGCACGGACGGCCGCCATCACCGCGAGCAGGATCCGCTCACGGACGGAGTTGACTGCCATCGGGGTTACAGCCGCGTGAGCTTGGCGCGGATCTCGGAGCCGTCGCCGACCGCGCGCAGCTCCCGCACTTGGAAGACCCCACCAGCGATCTCGACCGTCTCGCGGGGACCCAGCCCCGCAAAGATCGTGGCGGGATAGGACATCACGTACTCGGTGCTGACCGTCAGGCCATCGAGCAGCGTCTCGTCGGGGGCGGCAAATCCGACCATGTTGATGCGCGGCGGGCTGCCGTCAGACGGCCGCCAGATGCACTCCTTCAGGAGACCCGCATTGGCGGCGGCTTCGTAGAGGGTTGCCACGATGTCCACGGTCACCCCATCGTCAGCTTGACCAGCACGCCCGGCCGCAGGCACATCGGCAGCGGGTTGGACTGGGTGTGCACATCGGTGCCCCGGCCGAACTGGCGCGGCTCCTGCTTGGCGTACAGCGGCTGGCCCAGCGTGTTGACGGTCTCGTTGAAGTCGGCCGGCGCGAAGTACGTGCTGAAGGTGTCGATGGTGCCCACCGGGAACACATGCGCCTCGCCCGGTTCGATGAAGCTGCGCACCTTGCCGGCGGCGTCGGACGCCTTGCCCCGGTACTCCTCGAAGGTGATGCCGCCGAACTCGAAGCCGCTTCGCATGTCGTTGATCAGCACCACGCCTTCACGCCAGCGCGAATAGGCCTCCTTGACACTCTTGTGGCTGACCAGCGCCTTGAAGAAATCGGTCGAGCACAGGCAATGCGCGCCGGTCATGACTTCGCCGAGCAGGGAATCCTCGATCATGCCGAGCACGTCCGTGCATTTGTTCCGAACCTCGGTCTTGTCGACGCCCAGTTCGAAGTTCACCACCTTCTGCTGGATGCGGAACTCCTCGAACAGGTTGTAGAGGGTCGAGCCGTCTGCGTCGAGGATCTCGCCCTTGAGCGCGCCCATGCGCAGGTGTTCCAGCGTGATGGCGTGCTTGTTGCGCATCGTGTCCAGACGCTCGGCCATCACGTTCGACACGGATTCCAGTTCGGTCTCCGAGCCGAAGCCGCGCAGGCCCTGCACCGCCTCGGGCAGCACCACATCGTCGTGCGGGATGTGGGGGATGACGAAGGAGCGCACGTTGCGCCGGCCCCGCGTGCCGACCGTGCCGGGCGAACCTGGCGGCAGCGTGGGCAGCAGCGTCAGCACGCCCTCGCGCTGCTCCACGATGATCTGGCGCGTGCGCACGGGCTTGGGCGCAAACAGATTCATCTGCTCCAGCTTGCCGTACCGGTTCGGGATCAGGTTGATGGCGGCCGTCATCGACGCCATCTCGAAGGCGGGATTGGTGAATGGATTCTGCATGGTCGATCAGGCTCCGACGCGCACCAGGACGCCCAGTGCCTTGAGTTGAGAGATCGCGGCGTGCTGCTCGACGGCGGCGATGCCGGCGGGCCACTGCAGCGCGTGGGACGCGACGATGGCGTGGCGCGCGACCATCAGGCCGTCGTCGCGGTCGGCCAGGTGGGCGTCGCACGGCTGCATCAGCACACCGGCGGCGTACTGGCTGCCATCGGTGGCGGACGGGTCGAGCTGCTTGACCTTGCCCGTGGCGGTCACCATGCCAAGCACGGTGCCGAGCGCCAGGCTCTGGCCGGCGGCCACGGTCACGCGCTCGCGCGAGTACAGATTGGGCGCCTCGTACTTGAGGAGGTCGCCCAGATTGAGTGGTTCTTGAAGAACAGCCATGTGGTTCGGTTACTGGATGCCCAGGCGCTTCCTGACGGCCTGGAGCAACGGGTTACGGGGAGAGGCCGGGTGGCTGGCATCGGCAGGGAGCGCCTGCGCGTGCGGATCGATACGGCTGGCGATCTCGGGCGATGCGTCAGCGCTCGCGGCGAGCAGTTGGCTGCGCACGCGTTCGGGCGTGGCGCGCGCTTCGAGGAAACCGGCGATCAGGTCGGTGCGCCCGGCCAGCGCGCACAACTGGGCGATCTCCACGGCGTCGGTGTGGCTGGCGACGGGGGCTGCCTGCGCTGCGGGTGGCGATGCAACCACCGCGGGTTGGGCAGTGGCACCGATAGCGTCCGCAGGTGGCACGCTGACTGCAGCGGGATCAGGTTGAGTGGTCATGGAACAGTCCATCTGGAGGTTGAGAGAGGGGTTGCGCGCAGCCATAGCCGGCACAGTGGGAGAAAGGGATGCGGTGAGCTGGGCGAGCGCGTCATCGAAGGTGCCGACGGCATCCGCCAGGCCGGCGGCGACAGCGTCCTGCCCGAAGAAAAGCCCGGCCTCGGTTGCCGCCACCGCCTCGGCCGACAGCCCGCGATAGCTGGCCACGGTCGCGACGAACAGCCTGTAGATGCGGCTCACCTCGGCCTGCAGCTGCGCCTGCGCTTCGTCGGTAATCGGCTCGTGCGGGTTGAGGTCGTTCTTGCGGGCGCCGGCAAACACCGCCGTGTAGCGAACGCCGTCCTTTGCGTCCTTGACGGACTGGTCGACGTGCATGGCGATCACGCCGATCGAGCCGACCCCGCCCGTGCGCGAGACGAAGACACGCGACGCGGCACAGGCCAGCGCATAGGCTGCCGAGAACGCCATGTCGTTGGCCACGGCCCAGACGGGCTTGATGGCGGCGGCGGCGCGGATACGGTCAGCGAGATCAAACACCCCACCGGACTCGCCGCCCGGGCTGTCGACGTCGAGCAGGATGGCGGCGATGCCGGGGTCGGCCAGGGCCGCGTCCAGCTGTTCACCGATCGCGGTGTAGCTGGCCAGTCCCGACGCGGCCTCCAGGCCCACGGTGCGCCGCACCAGCGTGCCGTGAATCGGGATCACGGCGATCTGGGCATGGCCACGGACCGGATTCCGTTCGGGCGGCGTGTAGTCGCCCGGCGGCGCCAGGCCGGCCAGGCCCACGCGTGGGCCGAGCACCGACAGGATCACGTCAAGTTTGGGGCGATCAATCGCCAGCGGCACGCCAAACAGGCGTGTCGCCAGATGAGGCAACAGGGTCATGGAAATCCTTCAGGCGGCGACGGGCTCGCCTGCGTTGGCATCCGCGCGGGAAGCGGCAGGAGCGCCATCCTTGGCGGTGTGGCGCGGGTCGGAATCGAAAACGAGGCCGAGCTCGTCGGCTCGGGCGTTGTCGGCGGCGATCTCGCGGTCGATGTCCTCGGCGTCGTAGCCGAAGGTGGAAATCGCTTCCGAGCGGCTCATCAGGCCGGCGCGGATGGCCAGCAGCATCGCCTTGAACTCCTTCTCGGGGTCCACCCACTGCCAGCCCTGCGGGATCCACTTCACCTGCAGGTATTGGCGACGGCGAGCCGCCCCGCCGCGCGCGAAGCCTGGGGCGACCAAAGCGCCGGAGAGCACCGCCTGCTTCATCCAGGCGGCCCACACCGGGCGGCACATCTGGTGCACCAGCACGCTGTGCTGCAACATCTCGCAGCGACGACGGAACTCCAGCAGCCCCGCCCGGATGGACGAGTAGTTGACGCCGGTCAGGTCCCCCGTCAACTGCTCGTAGGTGATGCCAAGCGCTGCGGCCACCGCCCGGAACTGCGTGCGCAGGAACTCGCCATAGGAGCCGCCGACATCGGCCGGATCGGAGAACTTGATGTCCTCGCCCGGCTCCAGAATCTGCAGCGTCCCTGGTTCCAGCCCCACCAGCGAGATGCCGGCCTCGTCCGGCAAACCCTCGCCCATCAGGTTGTCCTCGGGGCTCTGGCGCGTGACGAATCCCGCGAACATCGCCGCGGTCTTCTTGCGCACCAGTTCCGCATCGTCGTACTGGTCGAGCTCGTTCAACTTGACCAGCGCCCGCGACAGCCACGGCTCGCCCCGGATCTGACCCGGACGCAGCACGCGGTACAGGTGGATGATCTCGCTCGCGTCGACCCGCACGGTGTCGAGCCCGCCCTGCCCCGACATCGGTGCGAGCCGCCCGTCGTCCGGATGCGACCTGTACAGGTGGTAGGCCACACGCCGCCCCAGGCCGTCGAACTCGATGCCCGAGCGCACCACGTTGCCCGGGCCGGAGGCCCCTGCGGTTGGCGGCAGGTCGACGTTCAGGGTCATCGGCAAGTGCTCGGCCTCCAGCAGTTGAAGCTGCAGCGGCACGGTCAGGCCGTCCTCGGGGCGTCGCGGGCGCAGGCGGATCAGGCACTCGCCACCTTCCAGCATGGCGCGACAGGCCAGCGCCTGCAGGCCGTAGAAGTCGGTCTGACCGGCGGCGTCGGCTTCTGCCGTCCAGTCCCGCCACAGCGCCTGCACGTCGGCCTTGAAGGCGTCGTCGGTGGACAGGCTCTGCGGCTTGATGCCGGTGCCGACCGCGTTGGCGACGAACGCCTCGATGCCGGCCTGCGCCCAGGCGTTGCGCCGGACCAGATCCCGGCTCTTGATGCGCAGGTCCTCGCCACTGGCGAGCAGCGCCGCCACGGCGCCCGGATTGCCGGGCCGCCAGGCGAGCGACCGCCTACCCCGGCCGGCGACCTCGTGTACGGGCGCCTGACCGAACAGGCTGCGGATCCGGCCGAACCAGCCGCCAGATGCTCGGCCAGAGGGTCGAGATACAGCCCGGGCCATCAGAACCCTTTGCCGGTCGTGACGCGGATCTGGCGCGGGGCGCCCGGCCATAGGCCGGTTGCGGCGGCCTGCTCGAACAACCCGCGCCGGACCTCGCGGATCGCGAGCTTGAGCTCATCGACCGTGCGGTACTCGACCGTCTTGTCTTGGAAGGTGACGCGACGCTCACCCTTGGCGAGCGCGGCCTCTAGCGCTTGCAGCTGCGCTTCGGTGTATGCCATTCAGCGGTAAACCATCAGGTTGAATTCAGACGTGTCCGATAGCGTCCCGGCGGCGGTCGTGCAGATGACCTCCACAAACGCGGCCGTCTTGGCCTCGGCGCGCACGCGGGCGGCGGCGGCCTTCATGGACGACTGGCGGCCCGCGTTGCGGGCAAAGGCCACCCAGCAGTAGTTGTCGTCGGGCATCGGCTCGGCGAAGACCACGCGGTACTTGCCGGTGGCCACGCGCGCGACGCTCTGGACGTTGAAGGCGGACCGGATCACCGCCTGGTCGCCGGCTGTGCCGAAGCACACCCAGGCGCGGGCCAGACCCGGGTGATCCGCGGTAATGCGGGCGCGGACCTCCTGAGCAATCGCAGCGGCAAGCTCGGCGATGTTTCCGGTCAGCGACATGGCCGCCGGATCAGGCGCCGGTCAGAGCCGCCTCGAAGACCGGCACGAAGTCGGTCTCGGGGTCGCCGATGGCGCTGGCGGCGACCGCGCCGATGTTCTGGCGGGCCTGGGCCTGCTCGTCGGCGGTCAACGCCTGCGCGGCGTCGAAGCGCACACGGCGGTCCACGGCGGCCAGCAGCGCGGCGATGCCGCTCTGGTCCTTGAGGATCGCCTCCTGCAGCTCCTTGAGGGTGTCGAAGGCCGCGTCCGCGCCGCCCAGCAGGTCGGCCTTGAGCGCGTCGAGCAGGCCGGTGATCTTGGAGGCCGAGAAGGTGGTCGTGGTGCCCGCCGCGTTGGTGTCATCGATCAGCGCGGCGCTGGCGATCTTGTCGAACTGCGCACGCAGCTCGTTGATCGCCGAGACCAGACTGGTCTTGTCGGTGGTCGACAGCCGGGCCAGTGTGCCCACCTGGTCGTGGATGGTCTTGAACTCCGACGCCAGACGCAGGACGAGGGATTCGATGCGAGTCTGCAAACTCAT